GCTGGGGCAGTGGTGGTTTAAGCAATCACCCAGATACTGTGTATTTATACACTAATTTTACTTTATATTCAAGATATTTGTGATATAGTTCATAGGTATGAAAACGTACCCATCACACAAAAACAAACAACCAATCATAGATCATAATTTTCAAAGAGCCATTGTGGCATTTGAGGCTGGACGGCCTCAAGAGGCTGCTTTGATATGTGAATCAATTCTACAAAAAACACCAAAGCACGTTGACGCTTTGCACCTAATGGGTGTCATGCTTAGCAACAACAAACAGTACATTCAGGCATTGGGATTCTTTAATGAAGCGCTTAATCTTCACAATAAAAATGCCGTAATGTATAACAATCGGGCTAATTTGTTTATAGAGCTCAAACAGATTGAGTTGGCCATGGATGATTTTGAAAAATCACTTGCTATCAATCCTAAGTACGCAGAAGCCTATTACAACAAAGGAATAGCTTTTGATGCCATCAACAAGACTGAAGAGGCTATTGAGCAATACACTTTGGCGCTCAAATATAAGCCAGACTTTCCAGAGGCATTAAATAATCGCGGTATTGCACTGCAAAAACTGCATCGTATGGAAGATACCTTGGCTAATTACAACCAAGCCATTAAGTTAAATCCAAAGATGGTTGAGGCTTTTTACAATAACCGCGGTCTTGTTTTGCAGAATTTAATGCGTATTGATGAAGCTTTGGCTGATTATGACAAAGCAATTAACATCAAACCAAACTTAGAAGATGCCCGATTTAATCGCTCTATGTGCTTGTTATTAAAGGGAAATTACGAAAAAGGCTGGCAAGAACATGAGTGGCGTTTTAAAAGGGCCACCTATCCACGCCGTCATCTACCCGGAAAACTGTGGTTGGGCGAGGAAGATATCAGCGGTAAAAGCATTTTTATCCATGGTGAGCAAGGCCTTGGTGATATGTTGCAATTCTGCCGCTATGCTACTTTGGCTGCGGACAAAGGTGCCAGAGTGCTTCTTGGTGTAGAAAAACCATTAGCAAGGCTGGCCAAAACCATAAGGGGTGTAGATCAAATTGTGGTAACTGGCGACCAATTGCCCGGTTTTGACTATCAAACTCCTATTTTGAGCCTACCATTAGCGTTTAAAACTACGCTGGATAACATCCCAAATGATCCATATTTGACACCATTTCCAGAAGATGTTGAGAAATGGGCCAAGAAGATGGGTCCAAAAACCGGTAAATTGCGGGTTGGAATCGTTTGGTCTGGTGGTTTTAGGCCAGATCAACCAGAGGTTTGGGCGGTGAATGAGCGCAGAAACATTGAATTAGAGAAATTAAAACCATTACAACTTGACAATGTTGAGCTGTACTCTTTACAAAAGGGAGAACCAGCAGAGTCAGAGCTTGCCGATTCCATAGGCTGGGAAAGTTTAATTAACTTCACCGGTGAGTTTGGTGACTTTGCTGATACTGCAGCCTTTATTCAAAACCTTGATTTAGTCATTGCTGTGGATACCTCTACCGCGCACGTGGCCGGCGCTATTGGCAAACCAGTATGGATGCTTAACCGCTTTGATACTTGCTGGCGTTGGTTAATTGATAGAACTGATAGCCCTTGGTATCCGACTTTTAAAATTTACCGCCAGCCAAAATTAGGTGACTGGGATTCCGTAGTAGAAAACATAAGGAGAGACTTAGTTGATCTATGTAATATCACTGAAAAAAACACCTGAGCGTTTAGATAGTTTTAAAAAGCTCAACCGGCATATTAACTTTGAAGTATTTGATGCGGTGGACGGATCAGAGTTAGATTGCATTGGTAACTATGGACATGGTGGCATGGGAAATGCTATGTCCCATATAGCGTTGTGGAAACTATGCGCAGCTGGAGATGAAACATTTACCATTTGCGAAGATGATGCCATATTGCACAAAAACTTTAATGATGTTTTATACCAGCTAAAAATTATGAATCCATATGATTTTATATGCTGGGGATGGAACTTTGATGCACATTTATGGGCCAGCCCTTTGCCATTTTTAACGCCTATTCAAATGGTATTTAACCAAGATAGTATGCGGGCAAACAAACAAGAATACTTAGAAAATCATATTAATTACACATTCTTGCGTTTGCATTTATTCAATGGAACATTTTGTTATTCCATCACGCCCGCGGGCGCGAGACAGTTTTTGGATATCTGCTATCCATTAAAGCCTATGGTTGAAGTTACAGTACCTAATGCTGGCACATGGCAGATTGCCCCAGCAGGCCTAGACTCAGCCATGCCAGAAGCCTATCAAAAAACCAAAAGCGTAGTTTGCTTTCCTCCCCTCGCTTTATGCGATAACGATCACTCTATCAGCACGGTGCAAAATGATTAAATTAAACCTAGGTTGCGGTGGCAACATCATCCCCGGATATATCAATATTAGCTATGACGAGGGCAAACAAGATAGTGAATGGTATAAAAACCATGACCTATCTAAAGGTATTCCATATGATGAAAACACGGTAGATCTGATTTACCATTGCCATTTCTTGGAGCACCTTAGTTATTTTGATGGTATAGCCCTTTTAAAAAACTGCTACAAGGCGATGAAAGAGGGGGCTATCATGCGCATACTGGTTCCAGATTTAGAGCTTTGGTGCCTCAAATACTTGCAGCACGACCGAGAGTTTTTAGATGCCTACCGTACCGCTTTTTTGGGTCCGTTTTATCCTACTGACGGCGCTATCTTTATGGGGATGCTACACAACCACGGCCATAAGATGGGTTGGGATTTTGATACCTTGGAGTTCTTTTTAAAGGATGCCGGATTTAAAGACATCCAACGCACTTATTATCAGGAAAGTAAAATAGAAAAAATTGAAGAGTTGGAGCCTAACAATATGGGTCGGGCTTTGGAGAGTCTTTGCGTAGAATGTGTGAAGTAGCATGGATGTCTTTCCATCCTAGTTTGTGAGCTCCAAGCACTTCAAAAAACTGGTCTTTGTCCATCCACTCTCCGTGTATGTCTTCACCAAATGGGCCGGCTGAGTGGTTTTCAAAATTGTATTGCGTATTGACATCACAGCCTTCCACTATTTTAAATTTATTGTATTGGCCTAAAACAACCATTAGGCAGAACACTTCAATGGTATGGGATTCGCAAGAAATATATGGTGGCCTGATGCCGTTTTCAAATAAATACTTTAGCAAAATATGGTCATAGAACTCTATGTCTATTTTGATGTAGTGGGGTTTGCCGTGTTCGTTGATTAACTGAATAATGTTTTTAGCCGGCACCGTAATTTGATGATATCTGCCTTCATCTTTTTCTGGTTTGCTCATTCTGCTAAGAACAGCATCTTCGCAAATGTAAAAATTGACTTCAGATTTATTACAAATTGTCAAAGCGCAATGCTCAACTACCAATTTTCCTGATTCAATATCAGATTGAAATTGATCTTTTATGTTATTAATAAGCTCTGGATTGGCGTCAACCGCTATCACTTTATCAGCTTTTGATAAATAATAGGCTAAGTTTTGGCCTTTATTGCAGCCTAGATCGTATATTATATTCAAGATTTTTTAAAAAATTTCTGGATTTTTCAATAGCTTCTTTGAGTTGAATATTAATATCAAAGTAGCGGAACACTTCCATTATGCCATCTTTGACATATGGATCAATAAACATATGGTCGCGCGGCAGATCTTCATAGTCGCCCATCCAAACCATAGTAGGGATTTTAAGCATAGAACTCATCGTTTTAAAAGAGCTATCGCTGGCAATCATAGCGTCACATTGACCAACGTAAGATAAGCTCTTGGCAACCTCCTTATGAGCCACAAACTTTAAATTATCTTGTTCTTGCAATCCATAATCTATCATTTCTTCTTCAGTGCCAAACAATAAAATGTTGTATTTATCTGATAGTAAATTGGTTACTGTTTCTGGCGGAAGATTTTTTGTGCATAGCCGCATTTTCTTTTGCATCTCTATGGAAAACTTACTGCCTCCAAGATGAATGCCAAGTACGGGTTTACCATTACTAAATACAGGCGCCTGCATTTCAAACGGATTGCTATCAAAATATTGTGCTCTTGGACAATAAGCCATCTGGTATTTTTTTGTTAGCTTATCCAAATGATAATTCTGCTTATCCATTGTGTTAAAGTAAACTAAGTCTTGCGGGACCAGTTTCAGGTAATCCAATAACTCTTTTGCGCCTTGGAAATGAGCCGCGGCTATGAATGGCTCTTTGTTAGCAATCAAAAATGGTAAATGCTGCAAGAAGTCACCAATTCCACCGGACATAAAATAATAGGTAGGTATTTTCATACCCATAGTATATAACAAAAAACCCCGCCTTGTGAGCGGGGCTTTCGTAGGTTTATACGATTAGTATGAACCGTAGATTCCCAAAGGATCAGACCAACCAAAGGAATAACGCTCGCGAGACTTGTAACGGACGTTACCAGTATCAAAGTCGCCATCCATAGAGTTCTGGAGTGGGGTACGTACAAAGTGCTTCAAACCATTTGGAACATCAGTAATCAAGAACCAAGCATTGGTAGCGGTCAAGAAGTGGTTAATGCTGTAACCTTCTGGAACGGAACCGTTGTTCTTAATTGCGTTGATGTCGTTGTTGTTTGTACCAACACGGAGTTCTGTCTCTAACAAACGAGTAGCAACGAACTGGAGTGCTGGTGGAACAATCAACTTACGTGGTTTAGCAGCGATCAACAGACCACGCTCGTCAGTCCAAGCAGCGATTTGAATAACAGCATTTTCCAATGCAGTTTCGTTCAAGTCAGCTGGAGTAGCTGGAGCATTACCGTTGGTGCCACCGTTAACCAATGGGTGGGCAGAGTTAAACAAAGAAACGCCGTCACCACCAGTATAAGCTGCGTTAAAGCCGTTATTTAAAACAGCAGCTGCTTTTACTTGCTTGGTGTAAGCCATAGCGCGAGCTAAGCCTTTGGTATAGCGAGCAGATAAAGAATCATAGAGGTTGTCCTCAATTGCTTCTTCGGTCAAGCTAAAGCCAAGAGCGATAGTCTCATGGTTGTAACGAGCTGTCCATGCTTCTTGAGCATTGTCGTAAGCGATGGCTGTGCCTTCACCCTTGACTGGTGCTGCAGAGAAACCTGACAGTTTTGTTTCTTCTTCAAAAGAACGCTCAGAGGTCTCAGTTTCGTAGATCTCTTTGTGCTCTTCGCCGTAACGAGCATACTCAAGTCCGAACAATGCGTTCAGGCCGGGCAGGAGCTCTTTTAATAGTTGTGCGCGTGAAATAGCCATTTAATTAGCTCCTTATACTGTTACTGCTGGGCCAGTGGCGTTGTAATACTCATGGATCGCGAAGTTGAACTTAACCAAAGCTTCGGGATATTGAGTAAACACCAATGTGCTTGACGCAGGAATTGTTAATGCAGAAGAACCAGTACCTTGTGGTGAAACAACTGTGCCGGGCGCGGTATTCAAAACAACTGAAGTTGTACCAGCGGCAGCATATGTTGCAACATAAGAACCAGATCCAACGTATTGACCGTTAGCAGCCAAATAACCAACTTCAGTACCAACCACTAAAGCGGAAGGCAATGCAGCAACGGTTAATGTAGCAGTACCGCCACCACTTGTTAAAGTAGTAGTAGTTTGGATCGCTGTATCGCGAACCAAGTCAATAACACGTAAAGCCAATGTAGAACCGTTGCTTACTGCAGCAGCAGCACCAGTGTAAGCGCCATTAAGCGAATCACCTGTGTTGATGTTACCAGCTTGGTCTGAACCAGCTACGTTAGCACCGATCATTGCGGTTGCAAAAGAACCAATAGCAGAAGTACCAGTAGTTGAGACTGCAACAGCCTTAAATACGGTATCTGGATCATCGGTTACAACTGCAAATGCGTCACCGGCTAAAGTGTTTGCTGGCCAATATTGGTTGAAACGCTTCTGTTTGGTAACTGGGTCTGTGAAAGAACAGCCTAAGAAAACACCTACTACGCCGCTATTTGGAGCACCAGTAACTGCGCTGGCGCCGGTTGTAACGGTTGCTCTAACAGCGTAACCACGCTGAATCGCTACGAAATCACCGTAATAAATATTAGTTGCAAAGTTGTACTGGATTGGTATTAAACGTGTGGATCCAGAAAAAACTTGACCGCCAATAAGATTTACAGGCTTTAATCCGTAGGGAGCTGGAATAATTGGATATGCCATTTAAATCTCCTTAAAATTAATTTCCTTTTCCAAAGCTACTTGTGGATTTACGCTCATTAAAGAGTGGCATCCGTGGGTCGCTTTGGCGCATTAAACTGTTGTCTACAGCATCCGTTTGGGCTTGTGTTTGCTGGGCTTCGTAATCCTGCCGCGCCTTCACAAATTCCTCTGGGATCTTGCATAACAACAATCCGCCAATCTCAATATTCTCTGGGTAGCGACTATTGGGATCAACTAACAGTTTAAATTTAGGTTGCTCTTCAGCTCTTACCGGCTCGTAACCTTCTCTGATTTTTGAAGAGATGTTACGGGGATCAGCAGAGTTCAACAACGAAACTCTAATCCAGCGATATTCAAAACCGGGCTGCTTATCTGGTTCTGGCAACAATTCTGGTGGACGCCACTGTTTAGGACGCTCAGATTGTTGACGATCGCTTACTTCACGGGGGATTCTTGTATTAGCCATTTTGGGACTCCAATTTAGTTAGTTCCATCGCATACTGCTCTGGAGAAAGTTTGAACTTCTTCGCCAAAGCGAGCTGCGTTGCCGTTAGCTTTACCTTTTTTGAAGATGTAGATCTGGTGGCAGGAGCAACTACCGTGCTAAGTTTTTTAACAGGCTCTTTGGTTCCTGATTCTTCCGAGGTTGTGGCCTCTTCTTGCGCTCCCAGTTTTTCTGGAAAGCGTTTTTGCATTTCAGCGTCAATGACTTTGTAGTAATGGTCAGAGCCGATTGCGACTCCTTCTTTTTCTAGCCGTTTATGGATTCCTAATGCTAGGAAACTCATATCGTCATCAACCCCATACCATGGGTTCTTATCCAACCATGCTTGAGTTTTTGAGTCCAAGCGTTGAGATTGTGGCTGTTGCTGTATTTTTACATCATTTTCGTCAGTTTGTAAAGACTCTTCATCGTATTGGGGCTTGTAACGCTCCATTTCGTTGAATTTCATCCTGACATCAGTAAGTTTTTCTTGTGCTTCAGCAAGACGATCTGAATCGCCAGAATCATAAGCTTCTTTAAATTCACGTTTTGCTTCAGTTAATTCGCGGGAAATATTCTCTTTGGCGGTAGAAACGTACACTTTTTCCCCAGTGGACAAACGTCCCTTGAGTTTTTTGTTCTCTTCTATCATCAAATTGGCAACCCGCAAAGCTTCTTGCTGCTCACGCAAGGCTGCTTCTTTTGCCCGGCGCTCATCGTTCATTACCTTTTTCATTTGTAACAAACGCTGTTTTGCCTCTTTTGAGTATGCTTCTAGGTCATCGTTGTCAATTTCATCAACAATTTCTTTCGGCATTGGGGTGGCATTGGCGCGGTCCTCTTCAGGAGTATCGTCAACAACCTCAATTTCTACTTTATCTGCAGAATCTTCAATTTCGTCAGGAAATTTAAATTCTTCTTTTTGAAATTCAGCCATATTTGCTCCTTAAACTCTAGTAATTCCGCGGGGATCTTGCACAATTCCCTCTACGGAGTCATCGTTAATAATCCGGAACTCTCTTCCGTGGATTTTTAATCTGGTTCCGGTGTTTGGTCGGGCCAAAATAAAATCTCCTACCTTGCACCATGGGCCGGTAGGGAAACGAGCTGGGTCTTTATAACAATCTGGTCCCATTTTGACGACAAAAAAGACCGTGGATAGGACTTCTTCAAAATGGAGCGTGGTATCTGCCTTGATAATGCCGCTTTCATACGTCTTTTCAGTGTCTGGAAGGGCGCAAAGGATGCGATAACCAACGGGTTCAGGTAATTGTTTGGCTTTTTCTTCGTCTGTTTGAGGCAAAGTTGTTACTGCGTTTACATCATCGGGGTTTGAGCCGATTAGTATTTCACTCATCAAAATTCTCCAAGTTTTTTTGTAGGTCTGTTATGTACAACCGCACGGACAGAAGACCTGTAATCTGTCCGCACGTTTTTTGGTACTCGGAATAGTCTTTGGCTACGCCTGTACCGAGTGATTCTTCAAGATTTCTTACCTTTTGATCTACTTGTTTGAGTAAATGTTCTAGGAGTTTCTCTTTCATTCTTTACCTTTTGGTTTTGGTTGATTTTGTGTTGATTTTTGCACTTCTAATTGGGCTTTTTGTTGCCCAATTTGAGCACCTAACTTCATTCCTTCTAACTGTTGCTTAGCTTCAAGGTTTGCTTTGTCTGCTTTAGTCTTAGCACCAACTTGCATACCGGCAATTTCTTTCTGTGAAGCGATACGCTGCTTCTCCAGCTCCAGCTGATCGGCTTTGGCCGCAGCATCGGTCTGCATTTTTTTCTGTTTAATGTCAATTTCCTGTGCCTTAAGCTGCAATTCTTTGAGTTGCATCTGAATAACAGGGTCGTTTTGAGCTTGTTGAGCTTGTTGCGCTGCAATAGCGTTCTGGTTTTGACCCAAAAGTTGTTGCGCAGCTGGTACTGCCATCATGGTAATTTGCTGTTCCATCTCTGGAGTCATGCCTTCGCTCATATCTTGGAAGTCTGGAATACTCATTCCGATACGCTGCTCTATCTGACGCTTGTATTCCATGCCTACGTGCTCGGTAATGTGAGCTTGCATAGCTGCCATCATGGCCGGAGCCTGTGGATTTTGACCCATGATCTGTTTAATCTTAGGATCATTCATCGCTGCCATATGAATTTGAATATGAGCCTGATGGTCTTGGTACATAAACGCTTTTACTGGCTTGTTGGACAGAATGTTCATGTTCTCTGAGACTGGATCTACTGGCTTCATATCGTCTTGCATAGGCACCAACTTCTCGGCGTTTTTAATTCCGAGAACGCTTAGCATTTGGCGATGTAAGAATGGCAAGTTATAAAGCTGTGGCGCGGTCTGAGCTAACTGCAGAACGGCCTGATACTGCACAACCTTTTGACTCATGGTCGCGGCATTAGGGTCAGAGACCGGAATGACGGTAACCATAGAGTAATCTTTTTTACGCGCTTTACGATTACCAACATCAGGTTCGTAAGCGTATTCTTCTGGAGCGTAGTCAGCAATAATCTCTTTGAGTAACTTAAACTCTTGCTTCATTGCGTAGTGGATACGCGCCTGAATAGCGGACATCACTTTGAGTGTGCGCTCCAAGATTGCCAGCGTAGTTCCTACTGGAGACTGGCTAGACATATCGGATACTTTTAAATCGCCTGCAGATGCAAAGCGGCGGCCATCGTCAATAATCTGGTTGAGTAACTGAATCAAAGTTTGGCTTGGCTCCTTGTATGGCAAGGGCATGATGTTGTCTTTCATTGCGCCTGAAGGGAAATCTACATCACGGAACTCGCCCGGAGCAATTGGAGTGTCATCCCCTTTTACCCGCAACCCACGGGTCTTAAAACCACCCGGCAGATTGGCAAGTGATCCAGCGTCAACCAGCTGACGGAGGATAGAAGTACCAGACTTAGCGAAAGCCCCCAGCAAATGAACAATACCGAAGTGATAAAAACCAAAGCCCGGAATATAGCCGTAATGAACAAAATGCTGTCTCTTTTGATGTTTCTCATCATCTGGCTCCCAGTTTCTGCGGATTGCTAAAATCTTGTTTGTGTTCTTTTCAATGGTCACTACATAAGGCAGGGCAATACCGGTGGGTTCGCCGTTGTCATCTTTGTGATCATAGCCTTCTAAATCTAGGTCTACGTGCATTTCTAAAATCTTAAAGCGGTCATCGGTAGTTGCTTTAAAACCTAGCTTCTCTGCAATTTTCTTTTCAATCTCGTCCATGACGTTGACGGGATCACCTAAATCTATGTCGCGGTAAAAACCGGCGACCTGAAGTTTGCGCACTTCATTTTCTGTTTTACGCATCACATGGGTAATACGCTCAGCGGATTCAAGACTAGATGCGCCATAAGGAACCACTAAATCATCAGCGGTAACATACATAGATACCTGACGATCTAAGCTAGTGTCAACGTAAACCTTCTTAAAACCGTTACCTGATAAACCCATACCCCAGAGCATCCGTTCATGTTCAGGGCGATATTCGTGCATGACATCAGTCAACTGATAGTTCATGTCATCTTGAACGCGGGTGGCGGCTTCTTTCTTTTCAGCTGTTTCTTTGCCAATGATCTGCGTTCTCACTGGGCCAGAAGCTGGGAAGGTTTCCATAATGGTTTCGGATTGAAACTTGACTACGGCTTCGGCTAGGATAGGGTGATAGACACCGCAAGCGCCTTCCCATGGTTCAGCGCGCTCTTCAATCTTGAGACCTAAGAGCTCTAGTCCATCTACATAGGTTTGAATCCAGTCTTTACGAGAAGCAATGTCGCCTTCAAAATCGGCAACCAAATCTCCGGCCAGCATGGTCAATACAGATTCGGATAACTCTTCAGCAAGGTTGGCACTAAAGTCATCTTCCTCAACATCAATATCTACTTCCATATCCATTGGTGTTATGAGTTCAATCTCAATGTCTGGCTGTTCAGCTCCGATTGCAGCAATCCCTTGTGGGGCTTCATAAAATGCTTTATCAATTGCCATATGCTTTCCTTAAATTAACTTTGATCCGCCATCTAATGGCTTGTCTATTGCGTTACTCTTAGGCTGGGTTTTAAGATATTTTCCCAATCCTTCTAATAATTGTTTTTGCTCTTGGCGGTACTCTAATTCTTTGTTAATGCTTTCTGGCCACTGCTTTAATAAATGGCCGCGCATCGCTGAGTCGGTTGCATTCTTAATCGCATCTTGAACCGGACGGCCTTCATCTAATGTTGCTTGCCAGTCTTTAGCGTGTTTTTCTAAAGTTTTAAGTTGCTTTGGACTCCACGTTGTCATCAATGTGTCACGGGTTGTATTGGCAACAGGATCAATGTGCAGCATTTCCCCGGCTAGATCGTGGTGGGTAAAATCACCGGGCCGCCGGATTTCAATTACATGGCGGTCAATTGGATACTCTTGTGGACGTGGTTCAGTAGGAGAGCCTTCTTCACCAATAGGATATGTTTCAGCAAAACCTTCACCTTTTCCAATTGTGACAATCGGATTGTGTTGTTTGATAAATGGATACTCAGCTTGCGCTTTGTCCAATAGGTTCTGCGAGTAATCCATTAGTAGTAGGCTACCTTTCTTCTAAACTCCCTTGGTTCGTCCATTTCATCGCTGGGGAGTCGTATAAAGCCACCGCGTCTAAAGCGCAGCAAAGCTTGGGTTGTAGAGTCCACTAAGTCATCGTGGTCTGAATTGGGGAAGGCTGCCATTTCTTCAATGACTTCTTCTGCCCATCGTTTGGATGGAGCCCATACCTTGCCAGACGCAAACAGGTCTGACACGGAGTTTACCCGGCTGATTTTATCATTACCCCTTGTAGGTGTAAATTCTTGTACTGGGATGCCCATACGGCGTAGTTCAAATATTAGGGGCGCGCCGGACGCTTTGGCTTCCACAATAAACGCATCGGGTGTCCAGTCTTTGTAATATTCCAAAGCGCGTTCTTTTAAAACTGGAAACTCCATACGTTCTTTGACGGCA